CGATACCGTAGTTGCAGCTTGCCTGCCGGGAAGGACTGGTGAAGCAACCGCAGATACTTTCCGCAGAAAGCTGACCTACTACACAGTGCGGGGTAATACGGTCAATCGCACGATTGCGGGGACTGTTTTTGTTAGGTGAGATTTTGGTGTAGGACACCAGAGAACTGTTACTCATTTTCATTTCCTCCTTGTCATATCGGGTAAGGTCATACTTCTCAATGACAGCCATAAGGTTGTCCACATATTTCAGAGAGGTTGCATACCCGTCAGCTTTGATATTCTCAAGGTACTGTCTGGGGTCAGTCACACCCTTCAAATTGGAATAGGTAGAAATGTTGGTGAAATCGAAATACCCGATGACACCATCCTCCATGCTTCCAAACTTGCACCATTCCATAGCGGAACTGGTGTAGGTTCCGTCTGGGTTCTGCTCACTGCCTACTTTGTGGTAAACACCCACGCAGGTCTTGCAGCGTCCTTTGCGATACTTCAAGCCAAAGTAGTTATGAGCATTGACTGCCAGTTCAGACGTACCTTTGTTACTCTCAAGAATCGCCTGGGCAATAATCGGGCTGAACACGCATACATTGTAAGCGGCAGCATATTTCTTAATGTACCCGGCAATACTGTCAATAAACTCCTGGATAGTCATAGGTCATCACTCCTTTATAGGAGAGAGGGCGAACCCCCTCTCCCGCCTTAGTTTGCGCCGCTGTCAGTATCGGACTTCTTCTTGAGTACTTCGATTGCGGCAGTAATAGCCGGGGGAATATTGATACCCATGAGTCCTGCGTTCTCCACGATGGAGATAGTTTCGTTTGCCACGAATGCAATAACCACAGCGTCACGAATAAAATTAGTGCCAGTAATTAAATCCAGGCGGCAGGCAACCAGAACCACCAGAAGGGAAACACCCTTACGGCACAGCCCCTTCCAACCTGCACGGCTCTCAAGCGTACCATTCTCAGTCTTGCCGCTGTTATGGAACACACCTGCGACAATCAGACCTGTAACATAGTCAATCGCCATGAAGATAACCAGGGTTGCCAGAGCAGCGTCCCAACCGCCAAACAGGGAAGCAATGAAGCTACCCGCTACTCCGATTGCAGTACAAATCCATTCTTTCATAATCTTAGCCCTCCTTGCTGTAATCCTCCCCGGTGATTTCCTTATACTCTTCCGGGGTAATCCACTTGCCTACTGCGTTCCACACCATCTTTTCAGACCAAATGCCCATCTTGTAGAACTTCTTTACCTTCTCAAAATTCTTGCTGTGTTTCATGATTTACACCTCCATATCCACGCCAGTCATCATTGCCAGGTACTCAAATTTGCCCATAAGTTCAGCATAGCGCATTTCCTGCTCAGTTTTTTCACGGAAGCAGAGATACCAACCGTCAGCATACTGAACCTGCTGAATCAGTTCAGCGTTGTGCATGACCATCTGAGTATCCCCATCCACGATTGTGAGCGTGGAAAGGTTGTCCTCAAACACGGACACATCAACCTCAGTCTTGCTGACATAGTTGTTACCATTCTGCTTGAACCCCTTGAGTTCCGTGCCGTCAGCTAAAATCAGTTTTACCATAGTAGTGTTCCTCCTTTAATTTCTTGCAAAGGTCTAACATATTTGACCTTTGTAGCTTGCTCATGTAATGGCAGTGACCATTGAACCATGACCTAAACCAGTCATCAAAATCCTTCTCAGAGAGAATGAGTACCAGTTTCTTAGCCTTTCTTCTCATACCTGTCAGCCGCTTCGGATGAATCTTGTGAATCACCCGCCCGGTATCAGTAAGCGAATACTGAATCTGTAGAAACCTCCACATTTCAGACAGTTTACATATTCTGGTTTTCCGAAGATTCACGGTAATACCCAGGTCATGTGCGATTTCCACAATCTCTATAAGCAGCCCTTTCAGAAACTCCTTGTCTTTGTGAATCACATAACTGTCATCCATATATCTGCCATAAAATTTTACGCCTTTTACCATCTTTATGTAGTTGTCAATCGGTATGGGATGAGCAATCCCTGCGTCCTGCGCCACCTGGTCACCAATGTTCAAGTGCTTTCGCAAGAACTTTTTCCCGGTCAGCAGGCTCTTATCAACCTTTTCGTGTTCCAGTGAATTGAATACATCGTCCATAGCGGACGCATATTCCTCATCACTCATGTAGGACACATCCACCTTCTCATTGTCTACAATCTTTTCCAGGAACCAGAGTGCTGTATCGTCATCAACGTACTTTTCAAACAACTCCATGAGTTTGTCATGTCGAATGTTGTCATAGTATTTTGAGAAATCCATCAGCAAGATATAACCATCATTACTCTGATTCTCCCGGAAGAACCTGTGCAGGTGCGCTTCCAACCTGCGGCGGGTAAAGTCAATTCCTTTACCTTTCTGGCTTGCGCCATTATCATAGATGAGGTGGTCTTTAATTGCGGGAGTCAAGACTTCATCACATAAAGAATGTTTGGCAATTCTATCCCGTATCTGTTCGCCTGTGATGGGACGTGTCTTGCCACGCTCATTGATGACGAAATTGGTACTGGGTTGAAATTCGTAGGTATGCTCTTTCAACTCTCTTTGCATTTTGGACAAATCCAGAAGGTATGTCATTTCATACCGCTGAACCTGCGGTTTCCAATCACTCCCACTCTTTGCTCTAAGATAAGCGTCATACAACGCATTGCCGTCATATATTTCACGTTGACAACTACAATTCTCGTAAGAAGTAGTATCGTGTTTGGTATTTACCATCATAGGAAGGACAACCTCTCCTTTCTCTTACTCCGAAACGCTCAAGTGGCTATTTAATCGGAGTATCGAAATCGGGGCGAACGCCATTAGAGTTAGAAGCGTTGTTATTGTTCGCATTCCCGTTGTTGTTCACATTAGCGAAGTTAGCGGCGGTTGCAGAGATTGCCCCTTTGAACTTGTTATCAGATTTACGCCAACCTTTGATAAGGTCTATCTCTCTTTGAATATCCTCACCGAACCTCAAGAAAGAATTAACATCCACTGGGAGAGTTTCTATTGCATACTGTAGTTCTTGTACCAGTCGGTAACATTGACCGATTGCCAGGTCTTGATGGACACGCCGCTCCACCAACTCTTCATAGTAGGTAGGATAAATGCTGTTCGCTGTGTAGACGTGTTCCCCGATAGACCTCAGACAATCGACTACAGCTTTCCGCTCATCCTCAATGAACCAGGTGTCAAAGGCTTCCTGCTGTTTGCGGAAATGGTCATAAATCTCTTTCTCAACGTCAGTAAGTTCTTCGTAGCTTCGCCCGCTGAATTTCTTTTCAAGGCGTTGTGCTGCCTTTCGTTTGCTGTAGCCGAAGTCACGGAGCAGCAAATCAGTAACCTCTTTCCTAACTTTGTTGAGATGATGGAACACCTCAAACTGAGAGGGTTTCCGTTTGCTTTTCAATACTGACATTTCATTAGTTCCTTTCTACTGCACCCCACAAGGGGGTGCAGATTTTCGATTAACAGATACAGAAAGCGGGGCGAACGCCAAAAGAGTTAGAAGCGCCGCTATAGCGCGCACTCCCGCCGGGGCCCACATAAGCGAAGGCAGCGGCGGTAACCACATCTCTCAGCCAGTAATCATATCGTGTAGCAATCGCAGCCGGGTTGAGGGCGAACAACGGAAGCTGAGATTTTTCCACGGTATAATTGTGCATTGCGCTCCACGGGTCTTTCTGACCGTCACCCATCGGAGAGTGAACAGGGCAACCGTAAACCATACGCTCTGTCATAAGTTCAACTTCGCTGTCAAACCATGCACCGCCAGAAGGTGCGCCGTTAGATACAGCATTCGTCAGATAAACACGATGACTAAGCACATGACCACTAAACGCAGCCTTGATTTTGGTCTTAGCCGCATTCAAATTAGCCTTATACATAGCCGAACCAACATAACCACCCGTAGTGACATTCGTGGTATTCATCTGAGCCGAACCCATATTCTCATCGGGTACAATCACCGCATGGTGTTTGGTAGTATCGGTATCGCCGTTATGCAGGTAATAGTCAAAGCCTGCAATGCGGTAAGTCACTCCACTGATAACCCAGTAGTCACCGACATAAAGACCTGCAAATGTACCATCAGAAATAGCCTTGTACTGCTCTGCTGTAACAGAAGTACCCAGGTTCTTACCACGGTAAATACTGTTATGTGCGCCTGCGCCATCCGCAATCACATTCTGAATTGCGTCAATGTCAGCCTGCAAACCCTTATGGAGATTCTGAACGGTAATGACCTTCACGCCGTTACCATCGTGAATCAACATCTGTTCAGTACCCGTAACGGACAGAATCGCTTCCAGGTCTGCAAACTTTTTCGTCTGAACACTAATAGTTGCCATCTTTTATTCCTCCTTGTATTTCCAATCTGCCAGAATCGCATAATCCAGGTCATCCACAATCAGCGTGATTGCTTCATCATCTGTAGCAAGCGGAGCAGAGAAGTCATTCTGCATTGTCATCTGCTCAAGCAGAGTCAAACGCTCATCCAGTTCAGTACACTGATTTTGCAGGTTGCCCGCAGCGTCCTTACTCAACTGGTCTTTCATAGCCTGGAACCAGGCATTGTAAATTTGCTGCTGCTGACTCTCAAAAGCCGCCATGCTTACCTTGTATTCCTGTTCCAGATTATCCGTATAGTTGTCAAACTCCGTTGCTTTAGAATCAGCTTCCTGCTCAAACAAAGTTTTCTGCTCTGTAAAATAATTCTGGAAAGCGGTATACAGGTCTGTGCCATTCTCCACCATGCTCATAATGGTGTTGAGGGCTTCGTTCATGCGGTTAGCGTCTTTTGCCCCGAAGAAAGATTTCTCTTTCCCGGTATAAGACGTAATGTCCTGGAAGGATACTGAACCATCTTCGTTGTTAATCTGGTTGTATCGCTTCAAACCCGCCCACACAGCGTTCGTATAGTCAACAGGTAAAAGTTCCCATGCCATTTACAAGTTCCCTCCCTTCATTCCGAAATTCCATGTAAACATCCTCCTTCCTTCACTCTCATTCGTGAGTCTGTCATACAGGTCTAAGGTTGCACCCTCCAAACGATTCAGTTCATTGAAATCCATCGTAGTACCGTTATCGTTATAAACGGGTGCAGACCCGTAAGACATTCTGAGAGTGTTGGTGTTGAGGGTTTCCAGATTTTCTTCAAGCTGATTGATTTCATCAGCGTAGAAGTAATCACCTGGTACTCTGTCATCACCCAGGCTTACAAGGGAGAACTCCTTGTACAGCTTGATTGCCATATCCCGGAGGAACGTCAGATTGTTCTTGATACGGTTGAAATCCGAAGCATTGAACCTGTCACCCGTATAAACACCCTCTGAATTTGTACTTCCGTGCCAATCTGTTTTAGGTGTTTGCCATGCCATCTTCCGTCACCTCCTAACTGGATACACGTCTTGCGGTTACCTTGCCGCTGAACGCCTGGTCAAAGTTGATTGTGTGCCGATAGATATTTACCTTCATTCCGTCATGGAACTCATTCTCCTGGTACACAATATCGTTTGCGTCAATCTCCGGGTTACCTCTGGTATCGTACTCATACTCAATACCTGCGGTATAATAGTCACCAATCCATTCAGCCAGTTCCGTAGCAATCGCCATATCACTGATAAGCGGGTTCGCCCATTTTACAGACTTACCTCTGCTGTTCAGTGACTTCGTGGCATATCGCTCCACGATTTTGTACCGATAGCCCAGAATTTCCAGACGGAAGGTTCCTGTCTTAGAGAACTTGACTGTTACATAGTAGTTGCCCCATGCCGTAATACTTACACCACTGGAACTTTCATCCAGTGTTGCCCGGAAGTTGTAGGACGGTTCACCCACATAGAAAGTTTCCACATCACCAGACTTCACGGTAATATCCTCACTGACAAGACTCTCTTCCGCATTACCTGGCTGATAACTGTAGCAAGGAACGATAACCTCTTTGACCAACTCCTGCTTGATAGCTTTCGGGGAAGAAGTCATGTCCTGCCGCTCCATGGTGAAGTCAGTCACATCACCGAAAGCGAAGTTGTTAAGCACAATACGGTTGTACGGCTCTGCCGTTCCCGTAAACTCAATCTTCATGGTGTCGAAATCATCAAAGTCCCGAAGAATCACCAGGGTCTTTGTAATCTCTTCTTCCACCTCATACTCAGTAACCAGTTCGTTATTGTTGTAGGTACGAATTACCATTCCCGAAGGAAGAGCGTTACCGAACACGAACTTCACACCGTAGTACATACAGGCGGCTTCCTGCACGATTGTTACCATAGGGTTTGCTGTGAACTTACCATCAGCGTCAGACTGCTGTTCTGAGATAAAGCCTGTGTTCAACGTCCTCTTACTTGCCGCCCGTGGCAGGAAGAACATTGTCCCGTCTGCCGTGGTGTAGTTACTTGCCAGTGTTGCGTACTCATCTTTGGTATCATCCGTCAGAATCTTCGCAACGTGGGAGTAATCGGTTTCACCATTGCTGCTTGCCGCAGCTTCCGGGACGAAAGAGGATTTAATCTGAATCGTACCAACTCTGGACTGTGACAGAACACAGCGGCAGGCATTGGCTATAATCTGTAATGCTTCCTTGCAGGAAACACGGGGGATGGGGTTCTTCGTATACAGCTTCTTGAGTCGGGGGTCAACATAGTAATCTTTCTCCCCGGCAGCTTCCAGAACCTCAATCGCCAGGTCATAATAGCTTTTGCCGTTCGGAGCATACAGCCCTTTGTAATACTCTGTGTCCATGTTACGGAACACGTCCTGGCAGCGGATTGTTGCCGTGTAGTCATCGGACTCCCACTCAGAACAGAGCAGGTGATTTCCTCTGACCCATTCGATTTCATCAGAGTTCGGAAGCTGATACCCGTAGTAAATGTCCATCTCCTGTCCAGTTTCCAGGAAGTTGATAGCCGACTTCGGGTTGTCCACGTTGAAATACTTGTCATAGTTTTTCAGCGTTACTGAGAAATCAATCTGAGGAATGTCAGCACCAATCGGACTGACATAACTCTCAAGTGAAGAACTCATAACAGAATCGTTGTAGTACACCAGTCCGTAACCGAAACGGAAGGAGTAGATACGCAGCCTGCTTCGTAGGTTCTTCATTTTATGAATCACCAGAGTCAGTGTGGTTACATTCTCAAGCACTTCCTCTGTAGTAAAAACAGCTTTGTCATTATCCCGAAACTCAACCTTTTGCCCGGTATTAGTGACAAAATCGAAATCAGTAGGATAGTTCTCACCGAAGTTAATCGTGATACCTCTGAAATCAGTCGGAGCCGCATGAAGGTTTATGGTCACTTCATACAGTCCGTCTGATACCAGATTCTTTCCTACCAACCCTGTGTTGTAAAACATTGCTCCCGGCTTGTTCCGTGGGAGAAAATACATGGAACCGTCAACCCTGGTAAAGTTCTCTTCCAAAGTGGCGTACACCACATCGTCAGTTCCCTCATTGAACAGGTTGTCCGGGTTGGAGAAGTAGGCAAACTCTCCGCTGTCTACTTTGGCTTTCGCCTGCGCTTCCTGGTTGACAACTCCGAAAGAAATCATTATGTATGCTCTCTCACGGAGGGAGTCTTTCATGCTTGCCTTATACTCTTTGGATACCTTTTGCATAAAATCACTCTCCTACGTCAATCAGATTCACCTTGCAATTCCTGTAGTGTGTCGGGTGACCGTCCTTATCTACCCAGTAGGGTTCAGCCGTTCGGTTACCACAGTACATTTTGATGGTCTTAGGTGCATTGCTTACAGGGTCAATAAAAGTTACATTTACAAAGAAGTTATCAAGGATACTCAGTATCTTTGACCACTGTTCGGCAGTGAGCCATGACCATTCCAGATTGTCAATCTTGTACTGGTCACGTCCGATACGCTGACCCACCACCGTACCGTTTGCGTTACGCCCGGAATCTACAAGAGTGGTCACCGTAGGGGTGACACCTCTCTTGCAGGGAGGTAACGCATAACCGTTGATTGCCAGATAAGCCATTACACATTACCTCCTTATCCCGTAAAGCTATAGCCATTGGCTTTCTTCTGAGTGGTCACAGCGTCAGTCACCACACGGTTGCCAACCTGCACCACGGTTTTCTCTTCCTTATCAGCCTGCCTACGCATATCATCAGCCATCTGAGCCATGGTCGGTTCAACGTACTCATGGTAGAAATCCTCCATGGCTTCACGGAAGCCCGTTGCGGAAACCTCCGTGCTGCTCTGTACGTTAGAAGAAATAGACCGGGAGAATGCGGCAGAGTCATAATATTTCAGAGCAGAAGTGTCAACTGCCAGTGCCATTGTCGGACTGAAATTCGTGAAGGAATCAACCCATGTGCCGACTACAGACTTCGTACTCTTACCCACCTGGGCAATCGCATTGTTGAAACCTGCAACGGCAAAACCACCAATCTCATAAAAGACCTTAGACGGGGAGTTTACGTCCAACTTGTCCTTGAACCAGGAAATGATTGAACTACCCCAGGAAGAGATTGTGCTTTTGCAAGTATGGTACAATTCACCGATACCGTTCTTAAAACCACTCACTACGTCAGAAGCTACATTGTAGAAACCGTTGTAGGAGCAATGTGCTGTGAACCAACTCTTCACGCTGCTACCGAAGGTACTCATGTTACCCTGTGCCGCAGTGTAGTACCCGCCGATTCTGTTCTTGAACCCATCAACCACACTGGTTGCGAAGCCAGAGAATGCAGAAGCGGAAGCAATACCAGAGAACCAGTTCTTCACATTGCTTGCCCAGGTAGTCATATTGCTCTTCGTATTCACATACGCAGAACCAATCTTATCCTTGAACCCAGTCACCACATTGTTTGCAAAGGTCTGGAAGTTTGCGGAGTTCACACCGCCGAAGCCGCTATTCGTAAACCACTCCTTCACATTCGTAGCCCAGGTAACCATGTTGGACTTCGTAGTGGTGTAGGCAGAACCTACCTTTGTACGGAAGCCCTCAATGACATTCCCGGCAAACGTCTGGAAGTTCGTAGAGTTTACGCCACCGAAGGAACTATTGGTGAACCATTCCTTGACCTTACTTGCCCAGGTGGTCACATTCGTTTTGGTGTTGGTATAGGCACTACCGACTTTGGTTCGGAAACCTTCAATCGTGTTGTTCGCAAAGGTACTGAAAGTATCGCTATTTACTCCACCAAAAGAGTTGTTGCTGAACCAGTCTTTCACTTTGCTTGCCCAGGTGGTCACGTTAGACTTGACCGTGGTATAAGTACCACCAACCTTGTCTTTGAAGCCGCTTACGATATTGCCGCCGATTTCCTTGAAATGTTCAACAATACCCTTTCCGTCCTCACCCTTCGTGAACCACTCAATGACCTTGCCTGCCCATTCCTTAACCTTGCCTGCAATCTCACTGAACTTATTGAGTCCCTGTAAGAAACCTTCGACAACATAACCGCCCATCTCCTTCATTACTGTAGAAGGAGAGTGAATACCGAAGCACTCTTTGAATCCGTCAATGAACGGGTCAAATACGTTCTCCTTAATCCACTTGCCGATATTCTTAATGCCGTCCCAGATACCCTCAAGCAGACCCGCTACCCAGTCAAGACCGCACTTCTTCGTGCCGTCATCATTGGTGAGATATTCCTGGAAATACCCAGTAATGTCCTCCCAGATACCCTGCACGAAACCTGCGATAAAGCTAACCGCAGCCGCCAGAGCAGAACCCAGTAACTTAAAGAAACTCTGTGCCACACCTGCAAAGTCAATGCCCTTAATACAAGCCTTGAGATTCTTCCACAGGTCTTTGCCCATTTTGTTCCAGTTATAGCTTGCAATCCACTCCTGGGCTTCATTGAATGCACCCTTCAAGAAATCGCCAATGCTCTTTCCCACAAGGCTCCAATTCAAACCGCCAAGCAAGCCAATCATAAAATCAAGGGCTACCGTGACACCACGAACCAGAAGTCTGCCCAGGTATGTGAAGTCAATTTCCTCCATTGCACCATTCAGCAGTTCTGCTATATGGTTACCCAGGTTCTTGAAGTCCGCTGTCTTTAGGAACCAGTATGCTGTCTGTATTGCACCGTTCAGCCCGTATCCAATCTTGTGACCGATACCAGACCAGTCAATGCTATCCACAATCTCATTGAACTTTTCACCCAGTAAAGTACCCAGGGTTTTCCAGTCACCTGCGTCCAGTGCTGCTTTCAGCTTGTCGGTAAATTCAGAAATGCTACTGTCAATCGGCACAGTTTCAAACATATCACCGTAGTTCTTACTGCCAGAACCGCTTCCACTGGAATCCTTCTGACTGATAATGTTCAATTCATCAATGCCAACCGTAGCGTCCTTAATATCCTTTGCTGCTTTCTTCGCAGACTTACCCGCACCAGAGATAGAATCGCCATAGGAAGCTGCCGCTTTCTTCGCTTTCGTGAAGGTGGTTGCACCAGACAGACGGGCGAAAAACTGATTGACGATATTCAGCAGTGCTGCAAACTTATCAATCAGAGCGTCCACCGCAGGAGCAATCATATTGATGAGCGGAGCCACCATAGCACCCATGCTATTTTTGAGGTACTGGAAACTGGTTGCCAGACTGTCCATGCTTCCTTTGAACGTACCGCCCATAAGGGAACTGTACATATACAAATTCTGAATACCTTCCTTCATTGCAGCAGTAAGCTGTGCAAAGAGGAATCGAATTGCACGGTACATTGCAATACGCTTTAAGGAAGAGAACAACTGACCCATACCCGAAGTTGTTTGCTTCACCTTGCTACTCAGTTTGGAACCGATAGTACTTCCCAGTTTCTTACAGGCATTCACTGCTGATTTTGCCGCAGTGCTTACCCCCTTCAAGGCGGCTTGAAATGCTTTCAAAGCAACACCGCCTACAGCAGAAAATGCTCTTGAGAACACACCACCTACACCTTGTAGAACACCAAGGAATCCCCTGGTCTGCGTAGCGGCAGCAGTAATCTGGGAAGTATACTGAGTAATGCCAGAGGTTGCCGCTGTAGCCGCCGCACCTGCATTCGTTGTACCCGCAGGGTCAGCAGGAGCCGCAGTCCCAGTAGGCGTAGCCGTCTGGTTCCCAGTAATATTTCTCATATTCGGAATCTGGATACCCTGCATATTCTGTAGAGCAGTGCTAAGTGCTTCAACCTTTTCCACACCAGACCAATCCAGACTATCCAGAGAAGCACCGATTTCAATTATTCTCTTAGAGATTGTGGAGGAAATCTTGACATTGCTCAGAGAATTAAGGCTTTTCGTCAAATCTTTAATCTTCTCAACCCCGGACATACTCAGCTTTGCATTGCTGATTGCGTCCAGTTTCTTGCTGATATTGTTCAGACCTGCGCCGCCTTTAGTTGCTGCTTTCAGCTTATTGAAGCTGTTAATCAGAGCGTCTACACCTTTAGCGGCATTTTCGGACTTCGCTTCAATTTGAAACTCAAGACCTTCAATCTCAACTGCCATGATTTATTCCTCCTTCCGTTTGAATTTTGAATTAACCCCTGCCATTATCTGCTTCATGGCTTCCTTACCTGCATTCAGCTTCTTGTGATTCTCTTCCTCTTGCTGCTGTTTATGACGTGCTTCGGTGAGAGGAATCGGAGCCTGCCTGTAAGGAATAGGCTTATGCTTTTTACTCATAGCGTTCAGTACCGGGGAAGCGTCAACCAACGCTTCATAGAAATACAGACCTTGTAACCAGAGGGCTTCATTCTGCCGCTCTTTGACCTTTTCATCCATATCCCTGTAGTACCGTGCCATCTCACAATCACCATCCCAGTAATCGTGATAGCCCATACCCAGACTCATGTAATAACCGCAGAGTTTTTCAAAAGTTTCCCCGTAACGATAAACAAC